TGAATAAAAGCCGTAATTGGGAGATGATAAAAGACTGCACCGTTTTCCATAATGGCGTGCCATAGAATAGCACGGCCGCCCATGCTTGTGAGGCCAAAGATAATACAGTCTTCAACTTCTCCTTTATGTTTTTTGAGATCATATAAATACTCCCTTCTTATTTGAGCGTATTGTACAGGAATATTAGCATTTAGGTAAGACATATTTTCACTATTTTTTTATTATTCCTCCCCCAACAATCATTCGTTCTTTGCCATCATTAATTGCTTTGTGCATAATTTTACTATCAAATAATACTAATCTATTTGGTCTAGAATGTATAAATATTTCATCTTCATCAGTTTTAAATACTGTTCCTCCAACATTATCTAAATATAATACAAAAGAAAAAGTTTCAAATAATTTATGATCATGATAATCTAACACTCCTGTAGAACTAAATTTTAATACATGTGCATAGTGAAGCAGATCACTTGAGAAAAAAGGTTCTGTTATTTCTTTTATTAATTCATTAGGTAGTTTATCTTTAATATCTGATGTTAATTTACAATTTTTTGTAATACTCTCTTTCACCCAAGTTTTATTTTTATTAAAAACATTTAATACAATAGGCACATAATCTTTTGACAAATTTTTTTGAATTAAAGTAAAATTCATTCTTTTATATTACCCCAATTTGGTCCAGACTCATAGTCCACTTTATTGGGAATTTTTAATTCAACTGCATGTTCCATTATGTCTTTTATTTTTGCAGCTTCTAAATCATTCACTACAGATATATCAAGTTCATCGTGTATCTGTATATGTGGTGTAATACCTTCTTTATATAATTCTATCATAGCTTTTTTAGTCATGTCTGCAGCTGATCCTTGAATTAGTTTATTCAAAGCTTTGTATGTAAATGCTCTGCGATGACCATTCTCATGCCAATAATTTTTTTGTTTGTTGCCATCTTTATCTAAAATAAATTCTCCTTCTTCATCTTTCATATGTGGACCCATGGCTTGTAGTTCTAACATTCTTTCATGATCTTGCGCCGGCACAAATCTACCCCAATCGTTACCTTTTAATATGGGTTCGTACTTTGGAAATCTACATTTTCTATTTAAAATAGTTTTTATTCTACCTTGACTTTGAGCTGCTCTCATTAATTCATTTGTTAATTGTTTTACGAAAGGTACCTTTGCGTGATAACTATCAAATAAATTTTTAGCTTTAACTGAACTTACACCTAACTCTGCTTCTAACTTTGCTTTACCCATACCATAAAATAATCCAAGGTTAATAACTTTTGCTTGACTTCTTGGTATCTTTGCCATGTCTGCTACGACCTGGTGAAAGTCTGCTTTAGGATCTGAATCATATGCATCTGCAATTTTATTTACAGAAGCTAGACCAAATCTTAATGCATACTCTGTAACTAATCTTGGTTCCTGTTGCGAGTAGTCAAACGTACCCCACTTACAACCCTCTTCAGGTAAAAATAAACTTCTAATCAATGGCCCTGTCTCTGGATCTTTTGCAGGTATCTGTTGTAGGTTTGGATTAGAATATGAAAACCTTCCAGTTACAGTTCCGCCATCATCAGAACGTATTTGATTTATCTCTGCATGTATTCTACCATTGTGTTGATGTCTTAAAATCGTATCTATAAAAGTTGTATTGACCTTGTTTATTCTTCTAGCTTCTGCTATCTTTTGAATTATAGGATGTTCATGATTCGAAAGGAAATTTTTTGTAAATGAAGGTGCACCAGTCTTTGCTGTTTTTTCAAAAGGTAATTTTAAATGTTCAAAAACTTTTTGTATACTTCGCGCAGCCCATATTTGAGTTTCTATTCCTGTTTCTATTTTTACTTGGTGGATTAATCTTTCTTCTTTTGTCGTTAGCTCTCGCTTTAGTGTATGAGCTCTTTGAGCGTCAACTCTCACGCCAAGAAATCTCATGTCAACCAAACAAGGGAAAAGATCAGTCTCTAAATTAAATATATCCTGACAGTCTTCTTCGTATAATAATTTTTTACAATGTTGCCAAAGTTTAAAAGTTAAATCTGCATCTTTTTCAGCATAAGCTCCGACTTCACTTGCAGGTAACTTCCACATCTCTGCTTTTGGATCTAATCCTCTGGACTTAGCAGCCTCAGTTAAAGCTTTTTCATTTTTACCTTCGTTAAGATAATGCCAGGACAAAGCATTTAATGTGTATGCAAATCTATTCTCATCTAAAACAGAACATGCGATCATTGTATCTACGATTAAACCATTGATTTTTATACCTAAATTACGTATCCAACACACGTCATACATGGCGTTATGGAATATTTTTGTAGCCGGACATCCACAAATATCTTTAAACCACTCTAAAGTTCTTGCTCTGTCTGTATTTGGTCCTTCACCATGAGCAATTGGAAAATACCATTTGTCATTAAACGTAGCTACAGCTATACCTACAACTTCACCATTACCTGTAACAGCACCAGATCCTTTTGATTTTAAATCAGGATCTCTTGTCTCTAAGTCAATTGCAATCTCATCGTAATCTCTTAGATCAGGATATTCTGTGGGCTGTACCCATTCGGTTTGTGTTAGGTATTTAGGTATCTTCATTTTTTATCTTTTAATTTTTTTATTTCTAAATCACAATAGTGTTTAATTTTTTCTAAATCCTCTATTCCATTTTTGTGTAAATATCTACAAACATATTTCACAACGTTGCCCTGAAAGAATGATAAATCATTTTTTGAAATAAATTCATAAGGTTGAATGTGAAAGTCTTTGTAGTGAGATCCTCCAATTTGTTTGTCTTGTGGAAAAGCTTCGTCAAGCATTTTTTTATTTGTCATAATTGATACTCCTTTATTTTCTTTTTTGCTTTCAGTTTATATAGATTATTTCTAGCTCTAGTTGTGCCCACGTACCACACTCTATGCTCTTCATCTTGTTTGTCAACACTTAGACGTATACTTTTTTGTACTTTAGCACCTTGGTGTAAAGATAAAATTACATTGTCTTCTTCACCACCTTTTGCAGCATGAATTGTAGACAGCCATACTCTTGCTTTTTCAGAAAGTTTTTCACCTCCAGAAATTATATTTCGAATATAAAGTATTTCTTTCTGATCACCAACGAAGATATCATACCAATTTTTTTCAGGATCCCAATTGCCACTGGGAATATATTCTACAACATCATTTATTTCTTTTTCTTCTAACGTTCCTTCTCTTACCCACTTTGTATATGCCATGGCAGCATTGTACATACCAACGTTAAAACTTTTACCTTTGTTACTTTGATAATAAATATTTTTACTTTTTAATTCTTTCATAATATCTAACAGATTACTTTTAGTTCTTGTAAGTACTAACCATTTGCCTTGAGATAGATCAACTTGTCCTAAATTATTTATATGACACGCAAGACCTTCTTGCGCCCGTGGAAGATATTCTTTGTGTTTCCTGATGCCTGCTATCTTACTCACAGCTATTTGTGACTGTTCTTGCACTGCTCTTGATACTCTTCTAGAATATCTTAATACTCTTTCATCAGCAGGTTCTTTAATAAATCTATTAACATCAGCTCCAGCCCAAGCAAATATAGCTTGATCATCATCGCCAGCTAAATACATATCTTCACAATTTTCTCTTAATTTATCATACAATTGCCATTGTAATGGTGATAAGTCTTGTGCTTCATCTATAAATATAGCTTTAAACTTTGGAAACTTATCTGATTTAACTGCTTGTTTTATTAGATCATTAAAATCTAATAGATGCATTTTCTTTTTATATTCTTGTAAGTTTATATAAATGTGATTTAAAGTATTCCAATCTATATCTTTTCTATCGTGTTCGTTAAGATCAAATTCTTCACGTATATCTATGTCTTTATTAATAGCTTTACCTATCATTTGAAAGTATGGATTATTACATGTCAAGAAATGTGTTTGTTCTTCATTGTACTTATCATTAAAACTTACTCTTACATTTAACATCTTACCCAATGCTTCGTAATGATGTGGTTGAATTATATCTTCTTCGTTTTTGTTTAACAGATGAAAACAGAATGCATGTAAAGTTTGAAAGTATGGAAGTTCTTTTTCATTTACATCAATTCTTTCTTTTGCTTCACCTGCTGCTTTTTTTGTAAAAGCAAAGTAACCTATCTTATGATAAGGCGTGCCTGTCCTTACGTATGCTTTAACTCTTCTAAGCAATCTAAAAGTTTTACCTGTACCAGGTGGTCCGTATATTTTAATTGGCTTTTTCATCGGTTCTTTTAAAAGTATCTAATAAAGTTCCCGTGAATCCAAAGTTACCATGATGTGTTGTTTCACCATCAACTACAGCATAAAATTTAAAACCTGCTTGTGTTGCAAGATTAGAAAAATGTGTATCTTCTCCCCACCAATAACCAGATTTTTTATCAAAGACAGTATCCCAAAAATTATAAAAGTATGAGTTTGCTTTCTCAGACATAATTTCTTTTTGTTTTATTTTTAAACCAGGGTGATCTTTTATTAATTTTTGATAAACTTTTCTACTTATTAAAGTTAATCCAGCAGGCCCTATTGTTATTTCAGTTAAACCTTTATCATCTATTCTAATATCTGTTGGGTCCTTAAAAGCCACAGAATATTTAATTGTATTGTCTTCAGTTTTTTTTCTGTATGGTGTACATATAAAATCTTTTCCAGACAAAATCATTCTACCTACAACCTTAGGATCAAATTCTACATCAGAATCTATAAACAATTGGTAATCATAACCTGATTCTAAAAACATCGCAGTTAAAACATTTCTTCCATAACCTACATATGGACATTTAAAAGTTCCTATCTCTACTTTTATTTTAGCTTGTGTAAATTTATCAAAAAGTTTTATTAATGATAAACATGTTGCAACGTGCATTGTATCGTAGGTAGGCATACATATAAATACACTTGGTACTTTTTTCGTCATACTATATTCTCCTTATCTTCTATTTTTATTTTTTCATCTGGTATGTTATCTTTCATCAAATCATCAGCAGGTATCTTTAAACATCTAACTGCAGGAAATGATTTTTCATTTTCTCCTTTTGGAAATCTTTTTTGAAAACCAAACTCTCCTTTAAAATGTGTTTTAATTAAAGTTCCTGTTCTTGGTCTATCTTTTGTCCATTCATTTCTTTTTATCTCTTCGTAAAATTTATCATAATCAAAGTAATAATATTCATCATCTTTTAGTACAGCTCCACTCTTAAACGATGCATATGTTTTTGCCTCTGGTCCATTTACATAATCTTCTAAATATTTCTTCAACATTTCTATTGGATTAGTACCAGCAGGTGGTTTAATATCCTCTTTAGTGGCCCATAGAGCGTCCAGGATAGGCTGATATTCATTATTCTTAATGATAGGAGGGAATATTGAAGTTTGGTCCGCTATAAGCGCTCTCATCTCTTTCATTTCTGCTATCTTTTTTATGTGTTTTGCATGTATTTGAACTACTTTACTGTCAGATAATTCTACGTTAAAAAAATATTCTGGATCAGGTTTGTAATCTATTTTAATCAAACCAGATATCTGAGGCCAACTACTTTCTTTATGACTACCAATACCAAACTTTCTTCTAAGACAAGTTCCTTTTGCACAATAAGCAGAGATAGGTAAGTCATGACATGTATGACCTGCTGTATCTTTGTCCCAACTTTTTATTTTCTCATGTACTTTAGCATCACCCCAAGTGTCATCGTATTCTATAAAATCTCTTGCAGCTTGTAATAATTTTTTTTTCCAATCATCTTTGTGTTTCTTTTTAGTAAACACCATGTAGTTAAATAAGAATCTATCTCTCTCATCTTTTAATTTGTTCCCTGATTCCTGAACCTGTTTGCATATCATTTGTAAACATGGAGGACCATCCAGTAAATCTTCTGGTCCACCTGTTAATATTTCTTTTACTTTTTTATTAGATACTTCTTGTAATGATTCTTTTGTTTGTAGATTATCTTTTACTACGTTTAAAAAATCTTCTAACTCTAATTCTGTTCCATCTGGTAATAATGCTTTACGTTCTGTTTTTTTAAAATAAGGTAGATTAATAAATGATCCAGATGTTCTAACATTATCTTGGTTCATACCTAACTGTGTTTGTTTAGGAAATATTTCTGTCTTTGATGACAGTCCAAATAAAAATAATAAATTTTGTAAAAACTCTCTTATTAAAGTTGCAGGTACTTTTTCTTTTGTAAATACATAAATGTGAAGACCATTACTTTTTGATTTGATAGGAACCACAGGAAGATTTTTATCTTCAATTACTTTTAAATAATGGCCAATATCAAAACTAGAATAATCAGACGGATCAATATCTATTGCTCCAAAGCTAGCCATGCCATTATCATCACATGCTTGTATACCTATTGCACGTTTACCTTCTAAATGATCTTCGTAATCTCTTTCAGATATACTTCTTTTTGACCAACCATAATCACCTGGATCAAATTTTAATTTGTTTGTCTGCGGATCATGATAGCCATTGTTTACATTACAAAAACCAAAGTCTCTTTCTAGTCCACTAAAATATTTTTTAAAATCTTTCATAAATTCAAGGCGCCTCCAGTCTCCCTTCAGCGCCTCTGTTATAACAACTTATTATACTATGTCTTGTTTCTTTTGACTAGCATCATATTTAGGTTTAGCAGTACCCTTAGAAACTTGTTCTTGAAGTTTTGCTGCTATCTCAAATATTGCTGCATCATCTTTGTTACTCATATCAAGATTTCTTTCTCTTGATGGTTTGTAAACATGCCAGCTTTTGCTGCCCGCAGTTTTGCCAACTGTATTTAATTTGTATACAGCTGAATAACTTGCAGGATTAAACGGACCTTGATCATCTGTGAATCTAAGATTCTTGATAAGGTTGTTTAACTCCCTCGCCGGAGATAGATTAGAAGATCTCATTGGGATTACTGCAGGTTTTGGCTCACCATCTACCAATGCTAACGCATAAAAGTATGCAGTCTTCTCAACATAGTTACCGTTTGGTAATCTATATCTTCCATTCTTTTCCTCCGTAGCATCAGCAGGAATATCTAAATGTGTTCCTACTGGAGCCGAAGCACTATCGCCTCTCTCCTGCCACTCAGGATACCTAGTTTGAGAGTGAGCAATTACAACTTGTAATCCCTCTTCCCCATCTATAAGTTTACCAAAACCTGATGCGTAAATCATACCAGGTTTAGCTCCTTCTACATGTTTGGCATCTCTTTCGTTACACTCTGGAGAAAGTTGATGAAGAATTTTTAAGATCGGTGTTGAAACATCATCGTTCTTAATCTCCTCTGATCCTTTCCCAGCATGCTCTCTGAGATTTATTGTTGCTAATGCACCTGCATTAGTCTTCTTTGCTACTTGACTTTCCATAGTTACTCCTTGTTAGTCTGTTAGTCTGTTGATTTAGGTTTGTTAGTTATTTTTGTTTTATAACCATCAAACGTACTGAAGTACTCTGAAGGAATCTTACCACCACGGATATGGAGATCCTCCAGAGCAACTCTTAAAGTCGAAGCATGAACAGCAACTTTTTGTTCCGGTTCATAACCTTGACCTCTTGCAAGGTCAGCGTATTGCTGCGCCTTGTTGTCTTCGTCCTTTCCAAACCTTACTGTGATTTCATTTTTCACAATATTGCTTAGTCCGTTATCTCGAAGCCATTGATATGCCTCTGCTTTTTTTTCAGCTAATGCAGAGGCATAAAATTTATTAGATACTTCTATTTCAGAACCATCTTTTAATTTCATTGTTTTTAAATTCATTGCATTCATCATTTCTGGAATTACAATTTCAGAAAAATATTTTTCATCTTGTTTTAAATCTTCAATAAGATTCTCATGATGTTTTATTTTTGTTTGAATGTCTAAAAGTTTTTGTATTTCATCGGAAAGTTTTTCT